CCATCTAGTGCGCCTACAGAAGTAATCTGAGTCTGAGAAGCGTTAACACTAAATGCGCCACCAGATAATGATAGTCCAGTTCCTGCTGTTTGAGAATCTTCCCAAGGAACATTAACATACATTTTATCAGAGCTTAATTCTACAGGGTAGTTTTTATTATTTTCTACATATCCAATTTTAACTAATCCAGCAGTGCTTGATGTAGCTGTTGAATAGGTTGTATTTGTAGAAGATATTACATTGCTACCATCAATAGTTACGTTTGTACCACCAGTGTATACAGTGTTAGTATCTGTAGCAGTTATCGTGCCGTTAGCAGCAATAGTAATATTATTGCCAGCAGTAAGAGCAGCAACCACGTTTGCAGTTCCCGTCACATCTGCATCATCATCAATACCATCTAGTTTTATGCCGTCCGCTGCTACATCACGACCATCTACAGTTCCATCAACCGCAATGTTTCCTGACACATCTAATGTTGCTGCATCTAGTTCGCCGGTTAGTGTAATGTTTCTGAAGCCTGTGATGTCTAAAGCTGCATCTACAACAACCGCTTTGCTCGCAGCGACTGTGCCAGCCGTTACACCGTCAATTGTTTCAAGCTCTGCTTCGCTAATGTTTGCACTGCCGATTACAAAAGATCCGCCAGTAATAGCTCCGCTTGCACCTATAGTTGCAGCACTAATATTATCGCTAAAAGTTTTAACACCTGCAATACTTTGATTGCCTGTTAATTTTACAACAGCATTATCATCAGCTTTAGTGCCTACAGTTGTGCTTAAACCTGCAATATCAATTCCGTCTACTGTTCCATCTACAACAATATTTCCTGTTACCGTAGCACTATCGACATACAAGTCTTTAAAGCGTTTAGCAGTTGTACCAATATCTAAATCGCTATTTGCATTTGGTTCAATGACACCATCTTTAACTGAGAACTGTAAAGCGGCTGCGCTAGATACGTTAGTATAAAATCTTAGCTCATTAGTTCCTTCATTAGCTGTGATCTTAGTGAACCCGTCAGTGTTCCCTACCATGCTAATAGGTTTACCTGTAGTGCCTCCACTATGATCGTGGCCGCTTACGCCATTAAAAGCCGCTGTAAGATTATCAAATTCAGTAGTAAAATCGTCTGCATTGATTGTCTCATTATTTGTAAAGGTTCTTGTTCTACTATAACCTGTCATTCTTTTATCTCCTACCTGCGGGAACGTAATCTATGAAAAGACCGTTGATTCGATACGAACCAGCTTGGTCATTACTTTGAATTGTAAAATTTGCTGTGTGTCCACTGCCCTGTACGGCCTGTCTAATCATTGGGTCGCCTATGCCTCCAAAAGCATTTACACCAAATATAGCTGTACCATATACAGAAGGAACTGGAATGGTAGTCATTTGATAAGCTGGAGGTTGTGGAGAATCTATAGAGTTGTAATCATACTTTACTTGTAATGTAGGAGCTACGGAGTCTTCAGGACTAACAGAAACTTTTACATAGTGTAATGTTTTTCTACTACCTACATCCCCAAAATCGTAAAAGGGTGTGACAAACCTAGAGTTAATATTAAAAGGAGTTTGAGAACCGCCTACATCTGAATAAAAGCTTTTGCCTTCATCATGCAGAAAAATATTACCATCTTTATCGCCATGATAATAAACTTCTTCTCCGTTAGTATCAAAGCTTGAATCTATTGCGTGAGCCTGTATTCCTTTTGTTTCTGACCACTGAAATCCATCTTTAGTTAGTGTCCCTATAACACCTCTAGAGCTTGAAACACTTTGAGTTAGCGTAGAGTAAAAAAAGCGATATTGATTTTTATTACGGATAACTACACTTGAAATTACATAAGAACCAACAGACCTTGTAAGATCTGAAAAGAGAGGTTGAATTTGACGACTTACTGAACTTAACTCTACATCACCTATGCGAGCAGTACCTGCAACAGTACGAATACCATCAGGGCTTAGGAATACTAAATCGCCACCTATTTCTTGAATACTCTGAGCTGCAATACAACCTACGTTTTGTGTGATAGGTACAATAGCTAAATTGGCTGAATCAGAAACATTAATAACTTTATAAATACTATTAGCACAGAATACAATTACATCGTCACGGAAGCTTTTTATGCCTATAATGTTATCTAATAAAGTTATTGCTGCACCGCCAGTGAAAGTTTTAGGATCTCCTCCGTCACTAATATATAAATTAGTTCCAGCAGCAGCTAGTAAGTGTGTTTCGTGGATAGTTCCGACAGTCGGGGCTGTAGAGTTTTCTATTACAAACGTATGACCATGAAACGTCCTAGAAGTTAAAGCTCCTGTACCTTCAATTTTAAGAATATAAGGAAGGTTATTGCCATCTAATATAATAACTGTACCTTGAGCACCTGCACCTTCTTCGTATATAAAACTTGTTTGGCCTTGACCCGTTCTATCCTCAAGACCAAGATTAAAAAAATCAGTGTGGTTGTAAGTTTGATTGCTTTGACCAGCTCGTGCTACATTAACCCAAGTAGTGCCATCAATTGTAAACATAATGTTTGCACCACTACATACAAGGACTCCGCCTGCATAAGCCATAATGCCTTTAATATCATTAGTGCCGTTTGGTTTAGCTGTACCATAAGGTGTATAACCGTTTATTCTACGGTAGCCTGAGTCTGAATCAACTTCAAAGTTTACAAGCTCCATTGCTACGCCAGCATTTCCAAGCGCAGCAAGCTGATTAGTATTAGTATCTAATCCGCCTTGACATACAAAACCAAAAGGTTGCGAAGCAGCCATTAAATAAATCTCACTCTGTCGTCTTTGAAGTATGAAGGTACAGGCTCAATAAGATTAGAACGCATAGAATCTAATCCTTTTTTATAATCATCAAGTGCGAATGCAGCTGACTGAGGGTTATCTTTAAACTGCCAAATGTAATAACGTGCTTTAGCAAGAAGTACAGACGTATACATTTCGGGGAATACAATTTCATCTGTAGATACTGAAAGCTTTGTAGGCAGAACCCAAGCTGAAAACCAAACACTATAAACTTTGTTTGGGATTGGACTTAATCCAAACTTACGTCCATCAGGACTTCGGATAATTCTTGAAGGTTGACCATGTGCCTGTGTATCGGCATCATCTAAATTTTCTTGTAATCTTAAATAATCTTTCCATTCTTCTGTTGTTGTAAAACGTAAGTTAGCTGCTACATATGGTGCAGTCTCTCCTGCTACGCCTACAGTTGTTAAGTAGAAAGTGTCCCAATCTACTGAACTATAATCTGTTGTAATGTCAGAGCTTGAAGCTTTTAACTCATAAAATCTTTGTCCTGCTACAGTATCTACCTTGACGTTACCCATCATTGGGTCATTAACACCACCTGACTCTGCCGCAGATAAAAAAGGCCATTGAGGTTCTTCATTAATAATATCAAAGTATGCACGATTAACACAGTCTTTAACATACGCTTGAACGCCTAATGCTTGACCGAAGTCACCAGATGTTAATGGTACTTCATTTAACTCACGAAGAAGTTCATTTGTCAAATCTAAATATGATGTTGCCATTTACTTTTCCTCGGTAGTTTTTTTATCTTTCTTTTTAAAGATTGCATCCCAGTTATCTGAATACTGTTCATTACTGACAGCTGACTGTCGTACTCTACTGTGTTGTTTATTTTTAGACTTTAAAGTAAATTTTTTATTGTTTGTGTTTTGTAGTGCCATTTAAACCTCTTAAAAAGATTGAGGGGCTTTTACACCCCTCGCACTTATAGACTATCTAGTGATTAGTCGATACCGTAGTGAGCAGATACTAGGGCTTCAGGACGTAAGACCTTAGCGCCAAATACATGCAAACCACGACAGATGTCGCCAAAGCTTGAAGGATCACGAAGAACTTCAGTGTTGACAATAGTCTGAGCTGTTGCAGTTGCTGAAACGTGACCAGCAATACATTTACCAGCAGCATCAGTTGGAGTTGCAATGTTGTTAGACTTATACATCTCAAAGCCACGCAACTTACCAGAACTTACCAAACCATTACGGATTGAGCCTTGACCAGCGTTAAAGTCTACTGACAATAACTTAGAACCAGACTGGCTTAACACTTCGTAAAATGAAGGAGGCGCTACAAAGAAACGACCTTCTTCTGGTACATTCTGCTCATCAAGAAGACGAGCCATGCGAGCCATAACGTCTAAAGGATCTAGTTCACCATCTGCAAAACCAATATCAAGATTACCAGCATTAACATCCATATCAACAATATCAGTACTACTGTTAGAACCAATAGCGTGATCAAAATCACCACCTGTAGATACACCAGTAAACATAGCTGCTAAGACTGTTTCGTCATACTTGTCTTTCAGTGCATATGCA